TTAGTTAATAACGGAGGGAGTATGACAGATAAAACAGGTGGAGCAGCTTTTCCACAAAGTGGCTTTTCAAGCCCTTACGGTAATTTTATTAGCTCTGACTGTGGCGGCTCAGGGTTAACGGTAAGGGATTATTTTGCTGCCAAATGTATGCAGGGTGATTTCGCAGCTCAGGATGCTGTGGAAATGGGGTGTTACACAAATGAGACTCCTGATGAGTTTCTGGTGAAAAGAGCTGAATTCTACTACCGCATGGCAGATGCAATGTTAAAGGCTAGGGGGTGATATGCAGAATAAATTTGTACATTTATTTGAAAGTGGAAATTATCAGTTGCTTGTAAAAAAGACCGAAAGTGACGATGGTAAGCCAAAATTATCACTAATCACACAATATGATGGTGCAGAGGTGGATTTCGGTATCGTAATGAACAATGACGATGAGCTTGATAAGGTATTTAATAACCATGAGCAAATTAAGACTAGCGCTGAAATGTTCTTAAAGGAACTAAACCAATCAACATCTTTGCAAGACTTCATTAAGCGAATTTATTAGCAATCGCAAAAGCCCTCAGTCAGCAGTAACCCACCACTTAATCATTCATATCGCTATTAATAGTGAGGAATACGCACATAAGGAACATAGGAAATGGCAAATGAATTAGTCGTAATTGAACAAGCTACGGCGCTAGATTTATTTACAGCACCAGAAAAAGTAAATCAGATGCTGGAGCATATTAAATCTCTTGCAGAAGAAGAGCGAAAAGAACTCGATAGTGATTTCTCAGTAGCTAAAAACCGAAAGGCTTTTGCATCTCTGGCGTACAAAGTTGCTCAAACAAAAACGTATATCGACAAGGAAGGTAAAGCAGTTGTCGATAAGTTAAAAGAGCTACCCAAAAAAGTTGATGCTAGTCGTAAGTTATTTCGTGACGAACTAGATGCATTAAGCACAGACATTCGCAAGCCACTAACAGAGTGGGAAGCACAAGAAAAAGCTCGCGAAGAAGCCGAAGCGCTTAAGAAGCAAATCGAAGTTGATCATGAAGAAGCTCTGCAAATGAACGAGCTGTTTGATTTACGCAAAGCTGAAGAAGAACGCAAACGCATTGCTCGTGAAGAAGAAATGAAGCGACAAGCTGCGGAACAGGCAAGACTTGAAGCTGAGCGCAAAGCACAGCAAGAAATTGAAGCGGCAGCACGGCGTGAGCGTGAAGCAAAAGAAGCCGCTGAACGTGCAGAGCGTGAAAAGCAGGAAGCAATTCAACGTGCAGAGCAAGCAGCAAAAGAAGCTAAGGAAAAGGCTGAACGTGATGCTAAAGAAGCTCAGGAGCGAGCCGAACGCGAGAAACAATTAGCTATCGAAGCTGAGCGCAAGAAAGCACAAGAAGCAGAACAAGCGCGATTAGCAGAAGAAGAACGTAAGCGTCAGGAAGAAGCTAAACGTCAGGCTGATAAGGAGCATCGTCGCAAGTATAACCAAGAAACCTTACAAGCCTTAGTAAGTAACGGATTTGATGAAAAATTAGCGACTGAATTTATTAAGTTAGTTGCTAGTAATAAAATCCCCCACATGACAATGAATTACTAGCACATAAGGAATTAATTATGGGTGATGTAGGAGACGATTTTCGCGCATATAAGGAAATGGTAAAAGAACGGAAATTGGAGCGACTAAAAAATAACACGGAACAACTAAAGGATATAGATATTCCGTACACCAGAGATTCAAGTGGAACTATTCACTTTCAAACAAAGAAAGGAAAGGTTCTATTTTATCCAACAACAAACAAATATCAGCACAAGCGAAGCGTTAAACGAGGCGGACTACTTAAGGCTGTTGAGTTAGCAAAACGCCTCGGAATCTAACCCACCGCACCAACACCAGAGAAACCAAATAACAATCGCTATCGCAAGATTAGCGCAGATTTCGCACATCCAGAGGTAAGCATGAATATTGATAAATACAAATTACGTGTAGCCCAAAGTAAAGCTGGAATTGCTTTATTTCTCACGGACGAGGACGGATGGAGCGAAGCAAACGAAACATTAAAAACAGCATACGGAGTACAGAATGAACGCAAAACAGAAGCACATAAAACATCAGATATTCGCACTATTGCGAGAGTCTGAAATGACAAATGAGCAAATCGACGACTTAGTTTTTCAATGGAAAATGAAAGTATCGATGGAGCGGACAAACCTCATTCAGCATGAAATCAACACACGCAAGGAGCGCGCGTTTATCTAAGGAGGCTCTATGTTAACGAATACATGCGGACTCAGAAACGACTGGTACGAACGCCAAATGGAACGAGAAGCGTTTGTTAATTCTCAGGAAGAGAAAATATCAGTTGATGAGGTTATGGATAGCCTACCTGAAGAACTGTTATGTATGGATTTAGCAAGGAAGTTAAATCCTGTATTTGAAATTAGTCCCCAAGCACTGGATGCGGTTTTAGATGGAATTAGAACAGCTATTCAGATCGGGATAGATAAGGAGATATTGTGAGCACGTCAATTATTGAGTTTGTGCAACAACAAGAGTCATTATTTTGTAACGCACTAACCGATCAAACGATCACATGGGCTAAGGAAAGCCAGTTTGCAATTCAGGCATTCCAACGAAATGACGAGCTAGCAAGAGTGGCTATGGAAAACCCCGCTAGTGCTCAGAATGCCATTATTAACGTGGCGGCTATTGGGATTACATTAAATCCAGCAAGTAAGCTGGCGTATTTAGTACCAAGAAAGGGTTTTGTTTGCCTTGATATCAGCTATATGGGCCTCATGCACCTAGCTCAAGTGACTCAAGCTATCGAATGGGGTCAATGCAAGTTAGTCCATGAAAATGATGTTTATGAATCCAATGGCCTAGACACCCCGCCAACCCACAAATATAACGCATTTAGTGACAGAGGTAGTGTTATTGGTGGTTATTGCACAGTGAAAACAGCAAGTGGTGACTATCTCACGGAAGAGATGAGGCTGGATGAGATAAAGGCTGTTGAGGCCACGAGCAAGTCAAGAAATGGCCCATGGAAAACATGGTGGGATGAGATGGCTCGTAAAACAATTGTAAAAAGAGCGAGCAAATACTGGCCTCGTCGTGAAAGGTTAGATCAAGCCATTGATTATGTGAATACAGAAGCTGGAGAAGGAAATGATTTTGATGTTTCAGCAAGTCAAACAAAGGACATAACGCCAGCAAGCGAGGATCAACTAAAAGCTATCACGGACTTGATGCTTAAAGTTAATGGCGAATGGAGTGACGCATTCTTCACATTCATTAGTAAAAAATTCAACCATCAGATATCCCATCCAGAGCAATTAACCGCATTTGAAGCCAATACCATTATCGACATGCTAAGGAAAAAGGCAGAAGGAAAATGATTAGTAATGACATCATTCTAAGCAAAACAGGCATCGATTTAACCAAAGTAGAGCAAGGAAGCGAAGAATGGATGTCTATCAGGCTTGGCGTAGTAACTGCCTCTGAGGCATGGAAAGTTATCTCTAAGCCAAGATCAGGCACTAAATGGTCAGACACAAAGAAAACATATTTAAACACCCTTATTGGTGAAGTCTGTACAGGAGTTTACAAGGAAGTATCAGCAAGGACGCTGGAATGGGGTAAAAACTACGAATTAGAAGCAAGGATGACATTCGAGTTTTACACCGGATTAACGGCAAAGGAAGTGCCAATAATATTTAAAGATGAGCAACTACGGATAGCTTGTTCACCAGACGGCATTTGCAGTGATGGCTCTGGATTAGAGCTTAAATGCCCTAATAACACGGACGTGTTTATAGACTTAGCATTGAACGGAATCGATGCAATGAAAAAGGAATATGTGGCTCAAGTTCAATATTCCATGTGGGTTACAGGTAAGGATATCTGGCACTTTGCAAATTTTGACCCGCGCATGCCAGCAGGAAAGGAAATAGCATATTTCCCTGTCGAACGTGACGAAAAAATGATGAAAGAATTCGACGAATTAGTGCCTGAGTTTATTGAAGCAATGGATCAGGGATTAAACAAGTTAGGCATTCAATTTGGCAATCAATGGAGTGTGTATGGCAATTAACACAATAACGGCAAGTGGGAATTTAGGTAAAGATTGCGAACAACGATGGACGCCAAATGGTAAGGCGGTTGCATCTTTTAGTTTACCAGTGAAACAAGGTTACGGAGAACACGAAAAAGTATCTTGGGTTATCTGTAAGATGTTTGGCTCTAAAGCTGAAAAGCTACCTCCGCATCTAACCAAGGGAATAAAGGTTACAGTTACTGGTGAATTCGTCATGGAAGAATGGACAAGCCAGAGTGGTGATAAAAAATCAGCACCAGTAATTATCGTTAACCAATTGGATTTTGGCGGTAACGGTGGTAATCAGGCAGGAAGCCAGAAGCCTCAGCAAACTCAAGGATGGGGTCAACCACAGCAACCTCAACACCCCAAACAGCAAGCTCCACAATATCCTGAGCCACCAATGGATTTCTCAGACGATATCCCTTTTTGACCACCCTACCCGTTTAACCAAAGGATATAACCATTACTCAGCGCAAGGATGCAAACAGGAGATAGATATGAGAAGGAAAAAGTATCAATGCCATGACTGCGGAGATGAAACAAAAATAATCCAATCTCATGATCAGACGTCAAATACATATGGTTTCATAATTCAATGCATTAATTGTGGATATGAGGCTGGTCTATTCAACACCATTGAAGATGCAGAGATGGTAATCAAGCGTAACTCGCAGGGATGCAATGAAGAGGAATGAATATGATTGAACTACGCAACCAATTTGAACCCAAAGCGAGAAATATATGCTCTTGTTGCGGTGAAGATATTGGAGTTAAAAATCTAGTTTCAGTTGGGAATATTAATATTTGCTTTTATTGCGCGGACTTAGCAAAGGAGCTTGCTGATAAAGAGCGTAATGAAGTGGCTGAAAAGGAAATTCAGCAAATGGCAACTGACTTATCAACTGGTGATGTTGGTTTGGTTGATATGGGAATAGCTACAGCCAGAGCACATGCCGAGCGTTTATATAAAGCTGGATATAGAAAGGTGGAGTGATGGATAAATCAAGGCAGCAATTTGAAGAGTTTATTAAGTTTCACATGGATGATGCAGAAGAAAATAATAAATTTAAAACAGCAAATAACGGATTAAATTACGCTGACTGTAACGTTGATTTAATGTGGATTAGCTGGCAAGAATCACGCGATAGTTTAGAAAAAGAACGCGACGAAGCCATTAAGCATTTAATTCTAGTTTTCCAACAATATGCAAATAACGACCATTTATTTATGTCGGCTGGCGAAGATGCTTGCGAGTTTTTGGATGATTTAGGTTACGGAATTGATACCGGTCGAACGTTTGAATTAACCGATAAAGGTAAGCGGTTAATTAAAGAAGATTGGGAGTGAAAATAAAAAATGAATAAAAATGAACTTCAAGTGTTAATTGATTACACCAAAGGCATGATTGCAGATAATAAGGAGCCAGAAAAGAAAGTTATTATTGCATTGTGTAATGAGTTGGAGAGAATAACCGATTTAAATCCTGTTGGTTATATCATGGAAAGCAGTTTTTATAATATAAAGGAGTATGGATATACACATCTCAATGAAGAAAGAAGTGAAAAAATAAATATACCACTCTATAAATTAGATTAAGTAACCATGCAAATAATCGGATATGTATTACTCATGCTAATACAGGGTTCTACACATCTATAGGAAATCAAAATGATATATTTAAGCTTGTTCAACGGAATATCCGCTGGACGATTGGCGCTGTCTCGCGCTGGAATTGAATTTGATAAATATTACATCGCTGAAATAGATAAGTTTGCTAATAAAGTATCTGAGTTACATTATCCAGATAATATCCAATTAGGTGATGTAAATAATTGGCGTGAGTGGGATATTGATTGGTCAGATGTGGGATTGGTTACTGCGGGATTTCCATGCCAAAGTTTTTCTGTAGCAGGGAAACAACTTGGTGATAAAGACCCAAGAGGAAAGTTATTCTGGACGACATTAGAGATAATGAGTCATGTATTAGAAAATAATCCAGATGCTAAATTCATGCTTGAAAATGTAAAGATGAAAAAAGAGTTTGAGGAATATATAACATTGCATACGGAGCGCGCATTAGGTTATGTAAATAAAACTCTTATTAATAGCTCATTATTATCAGCCCAAAATAGACAGCGTTATTATTGGACTAATTTTGAAGTTAGCCAGCCAGAAGATAAGGGTATTTTGCTGAAAGATATTATCGAGAATATTAACTCAAGCAATAGGCCATATGAAAAAAGAAATAATATTAACTCACGTGAATCAGAATTAATGCATATCGGAAATGCTATTGATATAAAAGGTAATGAAACGATATTGAGAGTTTATTCAATAGATGGAAAATCACCAACGCTATCAACGTGTCAAGGGGGGCATCGGCAACCAAAAATAGCACTAGATTGCAATAATTACAGGAAGTTAACGACAAAAGAATTCGCAAGACTACAAACATTCCCCGATGGTTGGTGTGAAAATATCGTATCAAACTCACAGTCATATAAATGCTATGGTAATGCGTGGACTGTTGATGTTATCGCTCACATATTTAAATGTGCATACAGAGAAAATAAACATGAAGCTATTCGTCCTGTTGTTAATTATGAACAATTATGCAGTGCCAATATCTGAGGATTTATATACGCAATCGGAATGCAATAAACGTGCTGAATATTTAATGTCAGTTAAGAATGTTGAGGTTATTTGTGGTGAGGTGATTCGTGAGTAAATATAACATAGGATTTGAAGTGTATTATATTGGATACGTTTCATTCATAAAATACCCAGCGTTAAGACACAATAAATGTAAATGGAAAGTTGCAGCAAGAGTAATTGACGCGAACACAGGTAAATCGTTAATTGATTATTGCAATATCGAGTATGCAGTAAAGCCAAATAAGCGAGACCTTCGAAAATTAAGGGCAGAGATAATGTGGGAAATTAGAAACTTCATTAGAAATAATGTTGAATTTGCAACACCTCAAGACATTACAAGATAAAACAGTATGGAGTTAATCAATGAATAAACACACTGAACTCTCTGACTTCGAGATTAATAAAAATGTTTTTATTAAATTATATGGCGAGGAATCACTAAAAGACAAAGATATGTTTAATTCGTTTTATCGAACTGACTATTGCCATAATCCAGAAGACGCCATGACGATTATTATTGAGAATAAAATTAGCCTACTTGCTGGTGACAGTAATTTCTGGTGTGCTAGATATGGAGAGTGGACTCTACTTCCTCATCCATCTGGTATTGAGTTTATAGAAAAAGCGCAAGTTATAAACGATAGCCCATATCGCGCAGCTATGGAATTATTTCTATTAATGAAGGATGCTGAACGTGAAACCAATACTTGATATGTGCTGTGGCTCTCGTATGTTTTATTTTGATAAACAAGACGACCGAGTTTTATTTAATGATATTAGAGCAGAAGAACATATTTTATGTGATGGAAGAATTTTAAATATAACACCAGATATTATTTCTGATTTTAAAAACCTTCCATTACCAGATAATACTTTTTATCAAGTACTATTTGACCCACCTCATTTAATCAGAGTTGGTAAAAATAGCTGGATGTTTAAAAAATATGGTTCGTTAAATAAAGACTCATGGAGAGAAGATTTAAGTAAAGGGTTTAGTGAAGCATTTAGAGTGCTTAAGCCTGGAGGAACATTGCTGTTCAAATGGAATGAAACCCAAATACCTGTTAAACAAATTTTAGCACTAACAGACCAAAAACCAACAGCAGTACAGCGTGTAGGTAAAAATGATAAGACGCACTGGATCTCTTTTCTTAAGGAGGTTAAATGAAAAAATACGACCTTATCTATTGTGATCCTCCGTGGGATTATAAAAATAAAGTTTCAAATGGCGCAGCAGATAATCATTACAACACCACAGATTTATATTCCCTCTCCCGATTACCAATAGAAAAACACTCTTCTAAAAATGCCGTACTGTTTATGTGGTACACGGGAAACTTTGCACTTGAGGCTATTAAATTAGCCGAAGCATGGGATTTTAAAGTTAAAAACATGTTCGGGTTCGCATGGGTTAAATTAAATAAAAATGCAGGAGATAGAATAAATAAAAAACCGCCAGAAGACTTTTTCGATTTCATGGAAATATTAAACAATGAGACAAAGATTAATTGCGGTAATTATACTCGTCAAAATATCGAAATGTGTTTAATAGCTACAAGAGGTAATGGATTACCTCGTAAGTCTGCAAGTGTTCGGCAAGTTATTTATTCGTGTTTAGGTGAGCATAGCGAAAAACCCAAAGAAGCCCATCATCGTTTAGAGGAATTATACGGAGATGTTCCTCGGCTCGAATTGTTTGCACGAGAGAAATATGGCGATTGGGATGTATATGGCGAACAAGCGGAAGAAAGTATTCAATTAATATAGGTGAATTATGGAAATCAGAATTCATGGTGATGTTAGTGATATAGAAAGGATGGCAATAAATGCAGCTTTAAATATCCACGATAAAAGCAAGAAAGGATTTCGAATAAATCACAGAGTTAAAATTAAAAATACAATTTATAACGTTGAAATAGAAAATTGCCCCAATTCTCTCAGAGTAATAATGAGAAATAAAAGGCAAAGACTATGAATGCACAGGCAATGGAAAACGCACGAAGGCAAATAGCAAAGGAATGCTTAATCGAACTCAAAAGCCACGGAATACCTAACGACAAACTAACAACTCAGATCCTCGATAAATACACATCAAAGTTTAAGCCTCTAAATCACACAAAGTACAACACCAAAGATGTTATGTGCCAATACATCAGAAATCTGCAAAAGGAAGAGAAGAATGGAAGATGACTGCATGACATTGAAAGAGTTTGCAGGGAAGCTAAAACTCTCACCATCAACTATCTATAAAAACCCACCAAAATATTACATGTTTAAGGTGGGCGGTTCATGGCGAGCTAACAAGGAAAGCCTGAAAAAGTTTGAACAGGCGCAGTTTAATGACAATAATGTTTACCGGCTGGCTGTGGTCGGTGGCAGGAGAAATTCAAAATGCCGATCTACAAAAGAGGGAATACGTTCTGGATTGATGTCACATCTCCAAGTGGAGAAAGAATTAGGAGATCTACTGGCACCACGAACAAGGTGAAAGCTCAGGAGTATCACGATAAATTAAAGTACGACCTATGGCAGATAGATAAACTAGATAAATCGCCAGAACGAACATTCGATGAGATGATGATTTTGGCGCTAAGAAACGCTGAGAGTCATCGAAGTTTTGCAAATGCACAAACTAATGCAAGGTATTTCCTAGCTATTTTCAAAGGAAGAAAACTATCCACTATTACCAGTGATGAGATCACGAACTCACTGCCTGTGTATAGCACGAAAACAAAGAGAAAACTCTCTAACGCATCCAAAAACAGGTATCGTTCATTTATTATGAGGGCATTTTCATTAGCTCACAAAAGCGGATGGATAAAAGAAAAACCGCATGTTCCATCGTTTAGAGAACCAGTTGTCAGGGTTAGATGGATCGAAAAGGAAGTGGCAATTGAGCTCATTGATAATCTAAAGCTAAAGTGGATGAAAGACTTAGTTAGCTTGGCATTATTAACTGGAGCAAGACGAGGTGAGTTACTATCCCTAACTTGGAGCAATGTTGACTTAGATAGAGGGGTTGCAATAGTAACACCTGAAAACTCAAAATCTAACCGAGGTCGCCCTCTTCCTTTAAATGAAGATGCTGTAAATATTTTACGCAATATTCCAAGAGAATTTGAATATGTATTTACGAGAACAGGAAAAAGAAAACGATCTATCGGTCTTGAAGATTTTGAACGGGCAGTTAGATTGACTGGGTTAACAGATTTTAGATTTCATGACCTGCGCCACACATGGGCAAGCTGGCATGTTCAGAGCGGAACACCATTAATGGTATTAAAAGAAATGGGAGGATGGGAAACATTAGAAATGGTTAAGAGGTATGCCCATTTAAGTGGTGAACATTTAACCAAATACAGTGAGCGCGTCACAATTTCGACACACTCGAAGAATGAAGCCAGCAAAAAGCCACATCTAACTCTTTTAACTGGCTGATTAATATGAATTAATATTGCCTATCATCTAATATAAAACGCAATCTTGAATAGATTTAATATCGGAATCTGAATTAGAACCATTTTTTGCTTGGACGGTTAATTCACGAATACGTTGCAGGTTATTATTAATCTCATTCAAGGCCCCTTCTGTAGTTTGCGCAATCGAAATACCATCATTCGCATTACGTGCAGCTTGAGTTAAACCTTTTACATTAGCCGTAAAGCGGTTTGCAATCGCTTGACCCGCTGCGTCATCCTTGGCGCTATTAATGCGTAAGCCAGAAGATAAACGTTGAATTGCATTACCTAATGCACTTTGTGAACGATTCAAATTATTTTGAGTGACCAGTGACAGATAATTGGTATTAATGACTTGTGCCAT